GCACTAGCAGCTATTGTTTCCCAGAACAGTGGCGCTACTGCCCCTGCAACAACGTATGCTAACCAGTTCTGGTATGACACATCTACTGATACCCTAAAGCAACGTAATGAGAATAACACTGTTTGGATTTCTCTGGGGACGGTAGATCAGACTAACAACAAGTTTGAGCCTAACCAGACCTTCGCCACTCAAGCAGAAGCTGAGGCAGGGTCTAATAACACTAAAGCTATGACTGCTTTACGAACTGCTCAGGCTATTGCTGCTCAAGCATCAACCCCAGTTAATGTAGGAATTGGCTTAAATCAAACGTGGCAAGTTGTTGCGCGCACATCAGGAACAGCTTATCAAAATACCACAGGTAAATCCATTATGGTCGCTATAAGACACACAAGCAGCACTGGTAACGTAGATACACTAACAATTACAGCTTCACCTGATAACGTAACTTACACGACTATTGCTGCTATTCCACACATTGATGCTACAGTGATGTCTTTTATAGTCCCACAATTATATTATTACAAAATAGCAATTACGGGTGGAACATTTGCAGTATCGGAGTTGCGCTAATGGAATACGGTTTTTATCATCCTAATTTTGGCTATTGGCAAGCTATTGCTCTGCCCAATGAGAATACCCTTTTGTCTTACCCAAAAGGCACAATTGAGATTCCCGTACAACCCTCCGAATTTCATGTATTTAATGGTTCGCAATGGATTCTTGAATCACCTGTAGTCACAGAGGTGGTTGCCTAATGCGTATCAAGAATGTAGATTGTATCAAAGACCATGAAGCACTAAGGCTTACAGCTTACCTCCCGACCAAGAATGATGTTTGGACGATTGGGTGGGGTCATACGAAGACTGCCAAGCAGGGTATGGTAATCACTGAGGCTCAAGCTGAACAGCTTCTAAGAGACGATCTAGCATGGGTAGAAGATGCCATTGATAGTTTGGTTAAGGTTACCATTACACAGAACCAGAGGGATGCTCTAGGCTCTCTAATCTTCAATATTGGTGCTACTAACTTCTCTAAGTCAACCATACTTCGTAAGCTAAATGCTAAAGACTATCTTGGTGCTGCTGATGCTTTCCTTATGTGGGATAAACAAAAGGACAAACAAACTGGACAGATGATCGTTCTAAAAGGTCTGACTAAAAGACGACAGCAAGAAAGGAACTTATTTAATGGGTAATTTAGCATGACCGAAGACGATACGATTAGACGGGTAGAGAGACTAGAAGAAGAGATTGCTAGGCTTTGTGCTACAATCAGCGATCTTAACCTTACGATTGCTCTTTTGAATAAGACAGTTGAAAGTATGAGTGCATCAGAAAAACGCAGGACAGAACTTCGTGATAAATCAATTTTGTTTATTGTTGGTGGTTTTATCTCTGCTGTTGTTGTATGGGTTATTAATGGCGGCTTAATCAAATAAGGATAGACCATGAGTATCAAGAAGACTTTCAAAAGGGAGATAGCCGTAGCCCTTCTACTCTGGCTGATTTATATTGTAGAGGTAAAGGATGTTTCAATTATTGAAGTCTTGGTCTGGCCTATTTTTACGTTTGTTGGTGCTGCCTTTGGTATTGACGCTTACATTAAGCAGTTGCAGTCCAAATCCTCTGAGCCTACTAGCGGGTGGGGGTCCGAAGGTAGCAGCCAATATACAGGCGGGGAAGACCAACTCACAGACGGTAGGAACGACAAATAATGTTGAGCAGAAGGTAGACAAGCCTATCATTAGTCGAGACCTTGTGCAGTCTAGTGATACCACTAAGGTTAAGGCTGATAAAGTTGATACAGTTAAAGTCAGCAACACAGAACCTTGGGTAATCCTGATGCTTATCCTTGGTTGGTTGCTACCATCACCTAATGAGATTGGTCGCTGGATACTAAGTCTCTTTAAGCGTAAAGACAAATAAATAAAGCCGCAGTTATCCTTGTGAAGGGACGACTGCGGCTTTTTCTTTTGTCAGTGCTTAGTTTCTTCTTCTTCGTCATAGTCTTCATACTGTGACATCTCGTAAAGGATGCCACCAACAACAATCTGAGTGTCGTTAATTTCTTTTGCTAGATCATGCACCTTCCATGCTAGATATAGTGACACAACAAGCTGAACGATTACGATTACGTACCAAACCTCAATCATTCGATTGCACCCGAATAAGTTCTGTCAAATACCACTGTGCTTTCTTCAAATCTTCTGCCCCATTCTTGTAGCGCCAGCGATGCAGATACTTAGCGATGTTCCCACGAAGATACCCAATGTATTCTTCTTCTGTAAGAAAGTCTTTAATATAATCAATACACTCTATGTTGCCTTGACCATAGTGAGATGGGCTATTAACAGCATCAATACTCCCCTTATCACCATTAAGTTCCCATTTAGCCATGTTATAGTCCTTCCTTTACAAAAATCTTTACCCACATAGCCGTGATGTCAGACCGAACAATGTCATCAACAGTAAACTCAATGATACTGACAGGCAACATGTGTTTCTTAGCTAGGTGGATCACTTTAGATAGGCCATCAGCTTCCTTAAGATCAGACTGCTGAATGTCACCATTAAGAACGATACTAGAGTTTTCTCCTACCCGTGTCAAGAGCATTTTAAGTTCATGGGTAGTGATATTCTGTGTTTCATCGACAATGATAAAGGCATTATCAAAAGAACGTCCCCTCATAAGAGCAAGAGGTGCAATCTCAATGTTTCCAGCCTTGATATCTGTATCCACTACACCCTTACCCAAATGCTTTTCCAGTACGTCTAGGACAGGCAATGCCCAAGGCTTAGTCTTTTCCTCTAGGTCTCCCTTTAGATAGCCTAACTCTTTACCAACAGCAATGTGAGGTCGAGTAATCACAATCTTGTCGATCTTCTTTAGGGTATATAGGTCAGCAGCATAGGTCGCTGTAACGTAAGTCTTACCAGTTCCTGCTGGACCCAACACAAAGACTTGACTACTTGTCTTTAGAGCATCCAAGAACTCTTTTTGTTTTTCTGTCTTAGGAACAATGCCTGATACGCCCTTTACATCAGCATTCTTATACTTGGTTACACGACGAGTAGACTTACGAGAGCCAGAGCCTTGGCCTTCATCATCAGGGTTCATGTCTTACTTTCTTTCTCTTCCACACCAGCCTCTTGTTAAAGTAATTAGCAGTTTAACCACTTGCTTAGGTGACAGGCTTTAGGTCAAGTCAACAATCTCGCAGACACCAGATGAACAGGCCATCGTTTGTGATCCTGATGTGTTGTCCTCTTGTTCATACTCCGAAAGTTTAGCCCAATCAATATCTTTAGGCATAACAGCTAGAAGATTATCATAGTCACTCTTACCAATCTCTTGGTATGGAGCCTGTTGATAGGTATGCTCACTGTATGGCAAGAAAGACACACCTGACATTTCATCAAAGTGCTTGTAGACAAAAGCACCAACCTCAAACCACTCATCACTACGCACGTTGATAGTAACAGACGGCTTATGCTCACACCAATGCCGTTGATAGGCCAACCACATCTCTAGCTGGTCGATAGCACTCAGGTCAGCCGTGACCACTGCACCCTCTGGAGCCTTCATAGGGAAGCTGAACACGGTGGTCTGTGTAGGCTTCATTACATCAGGTTCAGAAGGAATACCTTGGTCCTTCATAAACTGTGTCAGAGGGTCTTTATTGTCACCACGAACAGTCCTAATGTAATACTCACTATGACGTGCATGGATACCGCTAGCACTGTCAACCAACTGTGAGACTGTTCCACTCGGTTTAACGCAAGTGATAGCAGCAGCAACAGGGATGCCAAGACGTTCAGCCCACTCAGCGTTAGTAGCAACAGCAACATTCTTTAGATGCTCCAATGTTTGAGAGAGGCCAGCATTCTTAGTGGTCATCAGTGGGTTGTCCATGATCCCAGTCAACGACACACCAAGCAGACGTTCTTCTTCTGTGTTGGTTTGCCAAATCTTACGCAAGTATGGGAACTTGGTGTATGTAGATTGGATAGTCCCTAGAATAGTAGCAAGGCGAACTTTTTCTTCCAGTGTATTAAGGGTATCTGTGGCACGAACAACTACTTCAGTTAGATTGCAGAATTGATAAGGACGCAGGATAATCTCTGAGCATGGGTTAGTACCAAAGTCATAAGCTACCTTTTGTTTGCCCTCAAGACGTTCCCAACACTTACGACTTGGTGCATCATCCCAAGCAATAGTATCGTCTTCATATAGCTTACGGCGACCATTCTTAGCTGCTTGTTTCTTAGATGCCTGACGATTGAAGATACCACGCTCACCTGAACCAGATTCCACCAAAGCAGTCCATTCACGCATGAAGCTGACAGCATCTGGTTTCTCAGTATAGCTAACAGAGTTATTAGCTAGACCACGCTGAGGGTTGTTCTCCCACCAGTTACCAGACTTAGCATAGCGCATACGATCATCCGACAGGTTCGACAGAGAGATCATAGCTGAACGACGAACACCACCAACTACAACTACTTCACCAATCTTGCACATAATATCATGGCATTCAATAGAAGACAGCTTACGACCTTTAGCACTAACAAAGACGCTAACGACAAAGTTAAACAAGTCAATCAGTGGTGCTGGACCAGAAGCACGACCACCAAAGGTCTTCAACTTAGCACCAGCAGGACGAACAAGAGAGGTATCCCACTTAGGGATTTCACCAGAGTAAAGCAGGGCAATAACTTGTCGTAGAGACTTAGCCCAACCTTCCTTGCTGTCCTTGACTACTACAATAGTCTCTGACTTAAACATATTCTCAGGGACATCAGGCAGCTTACTTACGAACTGACGCTCTACAGAGAAGCCTACACCAGTGCCACAGAGCAAGATGAACATAGCTTCATCAAAGGACTTAGGGTCATCTACAGGCATATAAGAGCAGTTATAGCCAGCAGTATTGTCACGCTCTAAGGCAGGGCCAGCAGTCATCACAGCACGCATACTGGGCATGATCTCTAGGCCAAGGATAGCAGCTTCAATCTCCTTTTCTGTCTCAGGCAAAAGCCAAGAGTAGTCAGGGTTGTCTTGATTACCTACTTGGGCTTTTTCAATAGCTGGGGCAACCACATTGTTAATATAGCGAGAGACAGTCTCACCCCAGTTCTCACGACGACCTTCTTGCTCAAGCCAACGAGCATAACGAGAAGTGGCAATGAAGGATTGGTAGTCTGTAGGCAAATAGTTATTATTCATTCTTGTTCTTTCCTCGTTTTTCTTTGTCATAATCTAGCCAGATCAGCTTGTCAATGTCGCAACGGTTAATGCCAATATCTCGCAGTGTTTTGTCGTCTAGGCTGTTTAGTTCTTTGATAATCCGACGATGCTCTCGCCAAGTCTTTACATAGCGTAGCCATCGGATTGTCCAACTGTTATTTAGTAGGTTTTTCATCATGGTCCCCCTATAAGATTTTTTAGTTCACTGTTAGCAACCTCATAGCCTTGTATCAACAAGTAGTAGACGTAAATTAGGGCCATGCCAAGCAAAAGGATTGGGGCAAAAAGTATACGCCAAAAGATTGTATACCAAGGCAAGAAGTAGCGAATGTATCCTTGAGGCCATTTATACCAAACTTTTTTCAAACCAAATCTCCTAGTTCCACTTTAGGATAGTCTTTGTTCTTAATAATCTTACCATCTTCCCGACGAAGGATAGAACCATCAGGTTGAATACAACGACCAAGATTATTAGCATGGACACGACGAAGGGCTTCATCAAGATCGTAGCCCCTAGCATTAGCATAGCCATAGCATACATATACTAGGTCAGCAAGTTCTTTAAGGTCTTCTACTTCTGTATCAACCTCTAGCGACCACTCTTCAAACTCTTCAATAATAAGACAAGAGTAAAGATCAGGATCAGGCTTTTGGTCGAGAACCTTGCTAAACTCTTTCACCATATCCATAACTGACATCTGGCCTTCCTTTCTCTTTGTCACAGTGTTGTAGTATTCCCACATGACACCCTCAGTGTCCATATCTTTAATGTCGTGTTCGTTAATCATACTGATCTTCCGTTATTGTGCAGCAAATAAAAACTTGATGCAGACATTAGACTGCCCTTCCATAAAACTCAGTCTGTCCTTTTTTGTTAGCATCAAATAAATACCAGCAGCAGTTATCCTTACCTGTCCCCTTGCTGTCTTCAATCCACTTAACCCTACCAATAGACACTACCTTAGCACAGTAAGTCATAAAGATTGCTGACTGCTTGGTGTGCATCCAATCTGCATCAAACAACAACCAAGTTGGACAGATGTTAATCCAATGGTCAAGGAATGGGTGCAAGAAACTTCTTTCCCAAGGTGGGTTAGTGATACACATATCTACGACACCATAGCCACCAAAGTCAAGAGTTAAAGCATCTGCTTTGTAAATACCTGACGCCTGTGGTTCAATATCACATTGATACAGACATTCCCCATGACCTTCTGTCAAATCCCAGATGTGTCTAACTAAACGACCATCTCCAGCACAAGGTTCGACATAATCAAAACTATAAGGAAGATGGTCGATAAGGGGTCTTACAGCTTCGATGGGAGTTGGGTAGTAGTCACGTTCAACCCTCTCGAAACTGCTACGCTTTCCCATACATTTCCTCAAGGCGCTTGATAGATACAAACTCAGGTTCGTACACCCCTTGAGACACCTCACGCTTAACCACAAGACCCTTCCACCATTCAGTGTTAGCTTGACCAGCCCAAATCTCCTCTGCGCCTTTAAAGCAGCCTACCACAGCACCAATAATAGAGCGAGGGTGAGCAGAATCTTTAAAGTAAATACTGCGCTTATGGCTGTGTCCACAAGTAGAACTGTGATTACGGTTAGAGATTATGCTATAGGCGTGGTGCATTCCAGAGGTAGCAGTTCCATAGTTCCCCGAACTAAAGTAGTGGGAGTAAGAGACACCATCGTAATCAGCAATAGCTGGTGCTGAGTTGTGGTATTCGTGGTATTCATCAAACCAATGGTCAGTTTGCAGATGACTGAACGAGATACCATACTTATCACCTTCTAGTCGTGGATCAACTGAAATAGCTTTCTTGATACGGTTCTCATGGTTTCCTTCAAACCCAATGTAGTATGGGCTTTTACGCTTATTGTGTCGAAACTTCCACCGCATACGCTCCATAGCATCGTTATAGTGTTCAACGTCTGCTTGATAGGATTGAGATACGATAGCCTGTGGGTAACGAGTGTCGTATGTATTCAACGACCGCATATCAGCGCCATCACCCAAGTCAACAACATAGTCAGGTTTAAGGTCGTATAGGAACTCACCTAGCCAACTAAACCGTTCATTACTTACTGATGGGTCACTATGCCCACAGCTAAAGACTACTACTGTTTTACTCATTTATCCACCCTTCTGGAATTAACTTATCAGAATACTGATACCCAAACTTGTCACACCAATCAGCATAAGATGTCTTTGAGCCTTTGTTTATCTTTGCTTTAGAGTTAGAAAAGACAAAACGAATATCAAGTGTTGGTTGTTGCTGCTTAATTAACAAGTGTTTCTTTCGATCAGTAGCAACAAACCTACCTTTAGACTCAATAATAATGCCGTTAGGAAGTTCAAAGTCTGGCGTGTATGTATGAAGACTTTCGGGAACAGAGTAGGAAATCTTAAGTTCTTCATACCTAACTGGCACAGACAGAGACTTGAGTTGTTCAGCAATCTTATCCTCAAGCCCTGATCTGTAACCATGTTTTATACCATTGCTACTGGTGGACACCACAACTTTCCTCTGTATCTAGTAGGTTCATAAAGCCCCCAACTTCCCAGCCACCCTGTTGATACAAATGTATTTGATTAGTTGAGCAAACACTAGCCATCCGCCTAGCCCTGTGAAAAATTGAAATGACCCCCAAACTTGGGGTAAATAGTTCTACTTTGGTGGACACCACATTTCCCCTTCATACCTTCGTAACCACAAGAGCCTAGCATTCTCAATAACTCTCTCTGTGTTACCATCATAGGCTTTAACCACAGCATCCCACAGGCTTTCTTCTGTGTTACAATCTTGTAACAGCTTATCTGCCTTTACGGGGCCAATGCCGTGGATACCTACGATGTTGTCTGCCCTATCTCCTGTCAAGATTTGAGTATAGAAGAACTTAGTCCCTTGGAACGGTTCTACCTTACTCCATTCTCCCTTGCCAAAGTTATAGTGCCAACAAGGGATTTGAAGCATATCCTTATCAATAGATGCAACGACACAATTATAATTAAGTGCAGCAGCAGCTTTTGAGATCAGATCGTCAGCTTCTTCTCCAGAACTCGTGATAGCACCATAACTTTCAGTAAGATACTCTCTAGTAATACCTAAGTATTGAGGCTTCTCGGTATGCTTTCTGTTCCCTTTATAGTCGTGGGACTTAGCAATGTCATACCGAAAGTTGCCGCTACCTGTTAGATAAACTTGGAAGTCACTTGATGATGGAAACGGAAGGTCAATACATTCACTAATAATGTAAGATATTAACTCTTCCGTCTTTTTTACTGCATCATCTGCGGAATGGTCTTGAGTGGAAAAAGCAGCCCTATAAGCAATGATGTCTCCATCAATTAGGACTTTACCTTTACTACTCATTCTGTTTCCTTAACCAAATGTTACAGTGCCATCTTCTTTTTCAAATCCAACATTCTCGACATATGAGAAGCCAGCAGCACGTGTTGCGAAGGCAAAGAAGTGAGCAAGAGAATACAGATCATCAATGCCTTCACGAGTGTAGCTAAGATCACCACCAACCCCATCAATTTCGTCTTCAAACTCAAACGTGATATTAATCTTCATTTTGAACTCTTTTTTGCCGTGATTGTTGCCATCAGGAAGAAACTAGCCAGCCAAGTGTTAAAAGTGTAGGGAATAGCCAAGGCTGGAAACAGTGTGTTAAGAGAGAACAAAACTGCAAGCGGACCTAGAACAACTACTAGGATTGCAATGCTATGCACAACTACATCAACTACAACAAGAACCCAAGTGAAGTCTGGTGTAAGTTTAATCATTATGCTACCTTAAACAATTCATTGTTAGCATTGCTTTGAGTTCCAGCTTGATAGGGTACATGATCTAGTACACCAACATTAACCAGACGGATACCTGAACCATCGCTATAGACATCAAATTGGACCATAGCCTTAGTCCCATTACCTAGAGCGCCATCATCCTCAAAGGACCACCAACGCTTGTTGTCAGGATCACGCAAGTCAACTACACCAACTGGACCACCATAGTTTACTTCTGTGGTTCCCTTCTTATTCTCGAAGGATTTAATGTTATCCTGCAAGTCACGCTTCATCTTCATAAACTTGCCAACACCAAATTCTTGGTTGCCATCAATGATGCGTTTGTTACCCATAGGCTCCAAGTTAAGCCCCTCGGCAGTCAGCTTCTCAATCTGGTCGTAGTCAGTGAAGTAAGCGTTGACAATATACTGACCACCCTTTTTGGCTAGGTCTTTCTGCAGCTTGTTCCCGTTAGGATCACCCATGTCAGCATTCTCTGGGAATACCCGTGCGTACTCCAAAACCATTTCCATTGTATAACGAGCCATTAGATTTCCTTTCTCGGCTATGTAATAATATATAAGGACTTTTTTTGAGTTTTGTAACACAAAATGTTGTAGAAAAACCTAAGTCTTACGCTTTTGCTAGGAACTGTTGCACGAAAGACTCACAAACTAGTGGATTGCTGCGTAAGTCTTGCCGAACTGGACATCAGCCCCAAGAGGGACATTAAGTTGAACTTTCTCGTTTAGTTTAGATGCTGCCCAATGTAAAAGTTGGTCTACTTCTTCCTCTTTACCAAGTTCTACAAGAGCAACTATCTCATCGTGGAACTGACCAATAGTCTTAATGCCATTCTTACGGCATAGAGCAACCCAAGTATCAAAGCAGAAGACGCCAGTGCCTTGGTTCAGAGTAGAGAAACGATCCTTCTCAGAACGTAGGCTATACCAGAACTTAGAGACAGGGTTCTGTAGCCACATAGAATCAAACAGTTCCCTGACCCGAACACCCTCAGAAACCTGCTTAATAGCCCAGTTACGCGCCCAGAAGGCTTCTAGTAGCACCTTAGCTTCCTTTATGCTTAGACCTGTCCCACGGGCCAATTTAGCGGCTCCAATGCCATAGGTAGCACTGTAGTTCACAACCTTGTAGGACTTACGGACCTTCTTAAGATCGGGTCGTTCTCCACGATTGTAAGCATCAATGTCTTCTTGAGTAACAGCCCCAGCAAACTTAGCCAAATCCAAGTGTGGATCGAAACCTTCACGAGACATATCTTCTACATAGTCAGGATCAAGAGGCTGCATATAGTGTCGTTTCGTAGTATCCTCTAGGCTAACCATATCAGCACCAGCAAGAGTGTATCCCTCTGGACAGGTAAGGCATCCCCTGATCACATCACCATATGGCTTGTCCACACTAGGTAGGTTCACCAATGGCTTAGAATGCTTGAAGCGTAGAGTGTTAGTCAGGCCAGCAATCTCAGCCTTAAGATAGCCATCTACATGACAGTCTAAGAAAGACTCTAGAATGCCAGCACGATGGGTTAGGACTGTCAGACCATCGAGAAGATCAACAGCAGGGTCAACTTCTGCCAACTCCTTGACGCTCTCACAGAGGTCACTTTCGTTACGGATTTGAGCAATCATCCTTTCGTCGCCTGTATCCTTATCCCGAACAAACTTGAAAGTAATTGGTTGCCACCCTAGAGAGTATAGCCAATCCTTTACTTGATCGTTAGAGTTAGGATTACCAAGTTCCTCGCCTGTCTTAACAACAAAAGATTGGGTTGTAATCTGTTGTTTATACTCTTTACATAGTTCTACCCACTTCTCACCATGAGCAGACAAGGAACGATCTTTACGATACATATTCTTTGGTTGTGTGACTACACGGGTAAGAATACGCTTAGGCATAGCATGAGACAGTTGCTTTACCTTTTCTTCCTTAAGGACCATGATTTCATCATAAGCCTTCTGTGCCATAGGGACATCTAATTTCCACCGCAGGGCTTCCTGTTCTCTAGCACAATCCATCTTGAAGCTAAGATAGTCGATGAAACGATCTTTTTCTTCTTCGTCTTGATAGAGGCGGTTTAGTTTGATTTCCAAGTCACGCCACAGTCGGGTGTTAATCTTAACATCTTCATCACAACGATGGGCATAGTCTTCTGGCGTCAAAGAGTTCCAGTCTTTAATGATAGGCTTAGGAACCCCATAGTCTACGCCATAGCCTTCAAGACCATGTTTGATACGATCATGGTTAAGATACCAAGATAATGCCAGAGTGTCGATCAGACGGGCCTTGACCTTAATACCTAGAATTTTCTCTGCTGCTGGAATATCAAATCTAATCTGATTGTGTCCAATAAGAACTTTAGCCTCAGTAAAGAACAGTCGCATAGCTTCATAGTCGTGAGTGTGGTGAATATTTCCATCAGTCCCCATCCAAGACAGGACATGAATCTTAGTCATTTGGTCTAGAAGTCCGTCCGTCTCAATATCAAATACTGTCATGCAATCTCCCGTAGGGTAAATGTGTCAGTGTTAAACCGCATCTTTCCAGCAGAACCTACCTCAGAGCAAGGGCGGTTCTTCTCTACTCGAATGTAGGTCGTGTTACGTTCTTCCATTGTAGGTGCATCCTTGTCTCGTTGCAAGTCGATAATGACAGAAGCACGTTGACCAATCATCTTACAGTATTTTGTGTCGCCATTGTCGTTAGTGTGGGCGATAGTCACGATACCCACATTAAGTTCAGCAGCCAGCTTAGATAGACGAACAGACAAGTCAGCAAGCATCTGTTCTTTGCTTTCCTCAGAAGAACCAGCGACAACATCTTGGATAGGCTCAAAGAAGACAAACTTACATCCAGCCGCTTGACTAAAGAACCTGATCTGTTCAATCAATTCATCAGCCCCTTGACCATCACCAAGATAGAACTGATAGAATAGTTCCTCTTTAGTCAATTCTGTGATGGCCTTGACGACTTGTTCTTCTGCCTTCTTTTCTTCAATAAGGTCACGGCGGGTAAAGTTATCGTTCAGTTCGTAAGATACCAAACCCAACAGAGAACGAAGTTTAGTTTCTTCCAAGTGCAATGCAGCAATAGGGATTTTGTTCTTTAGCATATTGAACTCTAGAAACCGCATAATCTCTGTCTTACCGATACCAGTCTGTGCTTTGATAACAGTGAAGTGACCTTGCATAAGCCCCATGATCTTATCATCTAGTGCCTGAATGCCAGTTGGCACATACTGATGTTCTGGTGTATCATGGTATAGAGACAAGAACTGTTGGGTCGTATTCAAGACGTTCTCTGGTGTGTATTTCTTAGCATTCCACCAAGACTGCTTATATTCTGCACCAGCATTAGCTTTTAGGAAATCATTAGCATCCTTGAACTTGCTGTGATCTACCCTATAGACCTTGTTAGGGAACATCTTAGCGATCTTGTCAGCGATAGCATTTCCAGCTTCATCGTTATCAACAGACAAGACAATCTCGTCAAACCCATTCAACCAGTCATGGCAGTTGTCCCACAGCTTCTTGGAAGGGGTCGCAGAGGGCAGTGAGACAACAGGGGTAATGTAGCTGCCCTTTAGCATTTGGGCTGCTGACAGAGCGTCCAGTTCACCCTCTGTGACTGTTACCTTCTTGGAACAACCAGATGTAAACAAGTTCATGCCGAACAGTTCGTCACCCTTGAAACCACTCTTAGCATAGAATGCCTTTTCATCTAGACGACGAACCTTAATGCCGCCTGATGGGTAGACATACTCTTGACGATCATCATAGGTCAGGACATTGAACTCTTTCATGGTAGCAACCGTAAGGCCACGCATAGCTAGATGTTGTCCAGCAGAAGATGATTCAATCATTTTTGGTGTGTAACTCATAGTTGACAACCCTTCCTTCATAAACTCTCCTACTTTATATTGTTGTTTTGCCCAATCGAAAGTCCTTTCTCTTGATGGATAACCTTCCCCACAAGAGTGACACCTTCCTGTTCCCTTGTCAGGGTTCCAGCTAAAGGCATCGGACGATGCACACGACACAAAAGGACAGGGTTGATGTGTGATTTCTGTCATCTAGTCTCCTATACTATAGTATATACTTCTGTTTCTCAACCTAGCTGAGTTATGAAACTATAGTTCAAACTGTAGTAGGTATCACTCTTGCTTATAAGGACTTTTTTCAGACCTTGTAACATCACGAATTGTTACAGAATCTTTCGCAACTTGATGAGAGCATCTTTTTCATGGCGCGATACTCACCTTTTGCTTACTTCTAGCTGTT